GAAAACTTATAGTTGATACCAGCGACAGCACTTGTCTGTTCAAAGTGGTTCATCTGTTTCTGGACCTGAGCACCAACAGACGAAATGATCGAGTTTGTAATATCATCACGAATAGTGATTTCAACAGGATCAAATGTGTGCTTACCCTGAATCCAGGCTACAGAGTTATAAGCGTCAAGCTGAACTTCGTTGTAGGTAACCTTTGGACGAGTACATGTGACAACGTTAGCTGTCATTTCTCTTAAACCTGCGTTTTGTCCAAAATTCTGCCAAACTACTCTAAAGCGATATCTTTGCTTTGGGTGTAGAATACCGAGATTACTTCCATCAAGTGGAACACCGAATTTTGATAAATCTGCCATCTTATTCTCCTGCTATTTAAGCTAATACTATTTATCAATTATCAGAAATTTTTTTACCAGCCATAAATCCAGCAAAGGATGTTATAGCATATGATTCGCCTATATCAACACAGCATTCATATGGTAAAATTCCAAAACCCCTATCTCCCCACCGCAAACCTCTCGAATTTGCGACGATCCAAGAATTTAAGTCTGGTCGATTTCCAACAATGACAACAGCATGACCATGTGAATATCTATTATCAGTATCATTTACCGGATAATATTTCTGTTCTTCTAGTTTTCCTGTAAGTTTCCAAAATTGCTTACCAGTTCTCATTCCTACAATAACCGGAATTTTATTTTCAACAAATTTATCAAAATTGGAAAGTTGAACATATTCATATGAATCTATTCTATATTTAGCTGCTTCTTCAATTGCTAATATCGACGGTTCCCTATCTACTAAGCTAGGTCGAAGTGGCCATTGTTGATCAAGGCAAACTCCATTAACAGATAACACTTCAAGTATTGTATTAAGATCAGTGCCCTTCTGTCCTATTCTGCCTTGTTTCTTACGTGCCATATAATAGGGAAATAACCTTGAAAAATGCCTAGGCTGATTATGTTTGGACATTATAATTTCAGCAGCAAGTAATGAGGCGCTAGAAGCACAACAATCAATGTTTTCTTGGGATGGTAGATATTTAACAAATTCTAACATCCATTATTTAGTCAAAAAAATACCGGCCACTAAGGACCGGTATGAAAAAGTTACTCTAAGATCAAGGTAGCGATAGATCGGAACCTGTGTTCTTGATACGAATCGGAATGTAAATAAATTCGATTGCCTTGACTGGCTGAATAGCAATATCAATCCACAATTCGTTTCTATCAATACGAGCCGGTGTGTTATTTGTAAGGTCGCAAACAACCAAGAAGTCATATAGAGCACGAAGAGTGATAAGTTCTGCTAAGAATCTATCAAACGCATCCTTTACTGCCTTACGTGTAATCGAGTCATTAGGCTCGAACAGGAACGGTTGAGCAAGCAGGTTCAGCTGGTAGCGCAAGTAGTTTTCTAGGCGAACTACGTTGATACGGTCTGTAGCACTTGCGTATGGCTGACGAGTTTTCTGACCAAACACAACAATTCCGCCCTGTGGCATTACACGAATTGGGTTAATACCGTTGATGTAAAGAATGTCTCTCTGACCTTCATTTAGCTTAACCGGAATAAACTGTCCTTCTTGGTTAACATAACCGACCGAAGCAGCATTATTGACAATACCGCGCTGTAGACCGGCTGGAGCAAACCATGGGTAAGCAACCTGATCGTTATACGCAATGGTACGGAGTGCCATGTGCGATGGTGGAACAACTACATCAGTTCCATCAACGTTTGTTGACAATCCACTTGGATACCAGCATGCGAAATACTTACTTGCTGAGATAAGACCAAATTCATTGTTACCAAATGTGTTGGCATGGTTAGTTGCCCAATTCTGTAACGATGTACCTGTTGCCGAAAGTGTAAATGGTGTATCACCGACAACAAATGCTGTTTGCTTACGGTCTTCGTTTAGTACAAGCATTTCGTCAATAGCTTCAACATATCCTGGGGCAGCAATTAGGTTGTAATATAGATCTTCAGCACGGATATCTTCGTTGGCCGTAATAACTGCTTGAATACCACGAACAATCATAATATTTTGAGCACGAGCTCCCATATAAGGGGCGCCGCCGGGATCATTACCCGATGCTGTGACCCAACGTCCAAGGGAATTATTATTTGTATCATCTGGAGATGCAGGAACTCCGTTAAATACATACGGGCTCTGCCATTCCTTAACATTATTTGTAGAATAACGTGTGTTCCATAGTAGGAATCCCTTTGGATACAAATCAGCATCAGGTGCATCAGGATCTAAGTCGGGATTGCCAGGACCGCCGTTATTTTCACCAGTGTTGATACCATTCATATACATTGGATTAGAGCGAACATCAGTAAAGATAATACCGTTTGGTGTTGTCTGGTCTGTATTATCTACTAGAATCCAGGCTGTACCACTCCAACGATAAATGACAGGATATGGGTCCTGATCTGTATCTACCCAAATATCGCCAGCCGATAGAACAGGAGCAGGGACGTTATCGCGTGGATCTGCTGATTGTCCATACAATGTTGGTTGTCCTGGGTTAACGTCCTGAGTTGGGAAACCTTCTAAGTTAATATTCTGCCAGCTTCCAGCACCGTCGGCAATCATCATATCGACTGTCGACTGACCTTCGTTGTTTACGCCAACAAGTGCGTTAAACCATAACTGTCCGTTTGCTGGTCCGTTTGTAGGAACACTCTCAGAACCAATGATTATTTGTAATGGAGCCCAAGGACCTGTTGCGCCAGTAGCCTTTCTAAATTCATAAGAATTAGTTGTCGATGTCGGATTTAGACCCGACTGAACCGGTTCAATGTAAACCTGGCCATTTGATCCTGTAGGAACGGTGCTATAGTAGGTATTTGCTGCTGCATCATCCTGCAGAATAGGAGCTTCAACTTGTAAGAATTGTGCTAGTGTGGAATCCATTCTACGAAGAACAAGGTTAGCACCTTGAGCTGCCGAGGAAGTCTTTAACCAATATTCTTGTGTTGTTGCTAACGATGTTAGATCAGGCCAAACAGACTGAATTGTAACTTCGAAGCTTGCTGTAACAACGTCTGCACCAACAAGCGGTGTGATAGGAGCAGCCGAAACTGTAAACGATGTTGCGTTATTAATCTGAGTGATAACTGTATTGGCTGCGAAAACGCCAGTTCCTGTTACAGTCGGAACCATACCAACTTCAAACCCTATTGTCGATGTAACGTTGATTAATGTTCCAACGCTTGGCCCAGATGCTGTTGTCGAGGCTGCTTGTGTTCCAATTTGCGACCATGTAGAACCAACTTTTCTCCAGAAAGAAATTGTTCCCGATGCAGTCTGGAATACAACTGCGTGATCACCATCTACACCATCGGAAGGTGTAGGTGTATTTGATACGCCTGTCGAGAAGTTATAGATAAAGTCTGGAGTTACAACTGTCCAAATTTCATTAGGAGATGTTCCGGAGCGAACAAATAAACCATAAGCAGAACCATTAGGTAGTGCCGATTCATCAAACCAATATGTTCCTACATCGGCAGGACTTGTTGGCTCGATTGGTGTCGGTATTAATTGTGCTGTATTGATATCAGCACGAACAACTCTTGCTAGGTTAGCAATGCCTAGATACGAATAGGCAGCTAAAAGGCCATATTCGTTTAGGGGATAACCATTTAAAGATGTTCCGCTTACTTCATAGAAAATCGGATCGCCGAAAGTCTGTACCAGATCTCTCTGGGAAGTAATCGACCAAACCTTACCAGCATTTGCTTTGGTGGTACCTGGGGCAATTTCGACACCCTCAGGAATTGTCTTATCCTGTTGAGTAGCAACGAAAATTAACGGTACTGTTCCAGGTCCGGCGCCTACATTGATACTTTGGTCAATGACCGAAATACTTACGCCAGGTGATACTAAAATTGCCATTGTAGTTTAACTCCTTTGAAGAATTATGCTTCTTGTTATGAGTATTTATCAAGAAGCATGTTAAACACACGGCAAATGAAACTCCAAACTATAATATAAGGTTTACTACCTGCCTTACCTGCTCATTAAGGCTTTCTAGAGTTCCATCATTATTTAGCTCATAATCAATCTTTGAACCTACCCAAGCCCATTCGCTGAAATGAGCTGTTGAGTATGTTTTTGTCATTGCCTCTTTTGCTAAAGAATTACCACGATTAGCTAATAGAGCAGTTTCATACCAAACAGGAGTCGGTCCCCGATTGATGCGAACTAATTTACCGCCTTTTTCCTGAATAAATTTAATTTCATTCGGAAAACGAACATCACTAATAACCACATGCTGATTAGGATTTTTTCTAATTCTATTTTCTAATGTCAGAAACCAAATATCTTCATGAAAATTATTTCTTAATGCATCAGTACCAATAACCTGTAATGCCAAGCGAGGACTAAAATTTGGCATATTCAATTTTTCTGACCACCAAGGATCAACAATTTCTCGCCACTCGCGTGATTCTTTTGTATCACCTTCTAGTAGGTGACGTGGCCAATCAAAAATTACAGAACAAGCATCTTTTAGTCCTGTGGCGAAACTATCTTGTCGAAAATTATATTCGCTAACAAGCTGTGATGCGACTGTACCTTTGCCGCTATTGATAAATCCTAACAATCCTACAATCATAAGAAAACCCCTAAGTAAACTCTATGTAATTATACACAGAACACTTAGGGGTTCGCGATTTTCGTTAGCCGATTATAAAGCCGTAACCGGAATCACTTGTAACAAGATTTAATAACTCTTTTTCAAGCTTTAAAATTTCCTGAGATGCTTCTTGCTTAAGAGTAGCACCATTTAAAGTTACGTTTCCATTAGGTCCAGGAAAACCACCTGGAAATTTATCTCTAGCTTCACCTAACATATATTTGGCCACTGCGGTGGCATAAGAACGCAACCACGGGCCTGTATATGGATCATTTATCATATCATCTTCAGATTTTCTCGAATAAACTCTAACAACAACCTCTTCGTCGGCTGTAGGCCTACGAATAATTGTTAATTTGTGACTGTTCACATCCCAGGTAAAATTATACTGACTTGCAAAAACTCTTTCAGTTGTTTCGAGAAACTGATTATAAAAATCCCAAGTAACCAAACCACCCGATCTATTTGGTTGTAGCAAATAGATATTATAGAAAGCAGCATCAACCGGGTCAAAATTGATACCACCATTGGTGTATGCTCCGACACCACGGCGATAAAGACGTCGAACTTCTTGGACTTCCTCTGGCAGTGTATACTCTGTTATGTCTCTTGTAATGTGTAGAAAAATATCCTTCTCAAGCAAGGCTCCATCGGATTGCTGGCGCAATTTCTGTAAACCCATAGTAATAGCAAGATTCAAGTGATCGACGTCAAGTTCAATATCAACCATTTGCGCACCGAGCCCAAGCTCGATTTGCTTCATTAACAAAACTTTTGGTGTAACTTGTGCGGACATAAGTGTATCAACTCCAGTGATACACTATTTATCAAAAATAACTTTTATTCGTTGTGCCGCGTCGATGTTTACTTCCCGGGCCCTGCAATCTATCATTACCTATCTCCCCTGCTCTGTAAATTTTGGTCGTTTTCTGTGTACCCGAATTTGCGATAGCAGCATTAAGCCGGGCTTTTAATTCTTCATAATTAGGGAAACGTTTCAAATGATATATTACCGCAGTCGTGGTAATTCCGTATTCTTTACTGATAGCACCCAGCGAAGTACCATCGACGTACATTTTGGCCATTTTATTCTTATCATCTATTGATGCTACAGGTGTTCGTAAAACTCTTTTCTGACT